AAAGGTTCGTCAGCATATCCAACAATTGTACTACCTTTGTAATTAAATGGTTTCACACCAATTTCACTTCTATATTCCGCAAAATCTTCTGTTGACATACCAACCTCATTATCACTATCATCTTTAAGTATAATTTTAGTTGGCATCATCATGATATTATCATCCCAATCAAAGGCATAATATTTCATGTCAGGCGTACCAACATCGTCAAAACCTTCAAGTAATGACGATGTGGTGTTTAATGTTTTTTTTCTAATCATTCAAATATTAAATATTTTCAAATGACGCTCCTGTTGGAGTTATCAAGAACTCAATGTCAATGAATTCCAATGCTTTAGTTGGTTTCAAGTAAATTTTACCTGTCATAGTATTTCTATCTAAGTCTTCAGGTGAATTACTAACTGTAACTCTAAAGTCATATAAACCTCTGTCTCTTCTGATTGCATCCAAGATTGGGTTTACTGAATCCAAGAAATCTTGTCTTACTTTAGCATCGTTTTGTTCAAACAACAATCTAACCGCCACTGCTGAAATTAACTTACGAGCTTGTAATAACAATCTTCTTACGTTAATTCTGTTAAGTGCTGTGTCAGCAATTTGTAATGTTTTATTACCCCAAATAACAGTTCCAACATCAGAGAAAGTTGCAATTGGGTTAATTCTACCTTGATACAAAGTATCTCTATCTTCTTGTGTAAGTTTCTTACGTGCTTTAACAGCATTTACTAAACCTCTTGTGTAACCCGCAGTTGCGAACCAGGGGAATGAAATGTTATCAGTCAACGCCAAGTTTCTACAAACTTCATTTGTTGGTGGTATGTAAATCTGTGTATTGTTTACAGTATCTCTAACCAAAATCCAGGGATAGTAAGTTGCAGTATAATTAGAGTCAATTCCTGTGTTATCTAAATTGTCAACCGCTTCAGTTGGGTAGATGAAATCAGCAGGATTTGTTACAGGTGCAAACATTGCTGTATCAGGTGTTGTACAAATGTAGATTGAATCCGCTCTATCGAATGTTACCATAGAAATAGAATCCTCAACCAAGTTTGAGTTGTTAACATAATCAATACCAGGTGTTGCAAATACGTTTATATTTACAGCTTCAGGATTTGAGAATGTGTTAATACCTAACAAGTAAGCGTAGTAATCAGTATTTGCGAAGTCAGTAAAGTTGCTGATTGCGATTGGTTTAAATGCTCCCCAACCAGTTGCGTTAGGATATCTTGTAGTTGGACAAGCTCCCGCTTGATAACCACTACCACCTAATATAAATCTATCAGTATTTGTTCTACTTTCGTTGTAGATATCCCAACCGTCAAAACCACCTTGTAATAAGAAAGAGAATTTTCTTGCTTGAATTTGGTAGTAAGGGTTTGCCGAAGTTTCGGGGTCTCTTTGAAATGATGCAACACCACAATCAAATGCTGGTGAACCAGATGTTGGACCTGTTACAATACTTACAACAGTTGCTCCTGAATCCATGTGGAAACCTTTAGTTACGTAGTTCCAAGATGGTGCATCACCTTCTTCACATAAGTTAAGTGGTTTTTGTTTACCTTTATATTCAAAGAATAATGGGTCATATCCAATTTGTGATGAAATACCCAAATATGTACTTCTTACTCTGTCACCACCTGATACAGTTTTATTATCAAAACCTGTGTAAGAGAATGGTGGGTTAGTAACAACACCAAATGGTGGGTTATAAATTACTTCACCAGGGAAGTTGTAAGCCACTTTATAAACTGGGAATGGAGGAGTTGCTGAACCATAATTCCTTATTACATATCCTTCAAAACCACAAGGTACTGATTCAGGATTTGCATCAACATCCATTTCCAACATGATATATTTAGAATTCAAAGCGTATTCACCATCACTAGTACCAATCTTAACCGCAATGTAGTTATTTGTTGTTGGGTCCATAGTACAGTTAGTATATTTTTCCAAAATAACTGGATTAGCATCAGTATCGAAGAAATCACGAACCGCTACATCAAAACTTAAATTGTTAAATGAAATGTTTTGAATTGAAATTTTGATTTGAGTATTTGCACTGTTACCATCAGCAATTGCGTAAAATTTAAACAATCTCTCAACTGTTGAACCATAAAGTTGTGATACAACCCAAGGCGATTCAGGTGATTTGTATTGTTCTAAGTAGTTAGCAATTGTATTTGTTGTTACAGGATTTCTTAAACCTGGTAAACTAATCAAAGATGAATTAATACCTCTAATGTAACCTTTGTTATAACCATAAGTTAACATTGTTTGGAATTGTTCTTCAACAAACAATGGAGTTTCAACTCTATTCTTACCAAAGTTAGAAAGACCAAATACCTTAGTAATATAGTTAGCATCATTACTATTCATTGAAGTAACAAATGAGAATGAAGCCGGTGTTTCAGCATTGTCAGTATAACCTGATATTGCAAATTGTGCAAATGGGTTTTGTGAAATTCCTGAGTAAGAACCTGAATTGTCTAATATAACATCAGTTGTTCCTGTTATTTGATATTGTGGACCGTGAAGGTCAGTTGTAAATAATGAAATACCTCTTGAACGGAAAGTTGCGACAACAACATCATTCCAACCTTCATAAGCAGTTCCTGAATATGTATAAGTTTTACCAGTAACAGTTCCTGAATAAGAACCTGAACCTAAACTAGTCATTGATGATACTACGTTATAGAAAGAATAACCTGTGTAAGCATCTCCTGTTGTAATATCAAAGTTTGCATAATACCAAGTATCATCACTTGGTGATGTAAAGTCTGCATCATACACAGAAAGTCCTGATACATTATAAACGTTTGTCTGTGCAGTATATCCTGACAATAACGAATCATAATCAGACGTTGCTACAGTTCCAAAAATGTAAGCCGACGCTCCTGAAGTAGTTCCTGAGTTATTAATAATTGTTTGGATTTGATCATATAGTTGTGTATTAATTGTTGATACACCACCATTATATTGTGTGTAAGTATTACCTGTTTGAATAATACTTGGGAAAGTTGTCGAGTATGTAATTTCAGTTCCACCAGTAGTACCGGTAAAGTTAATAGTATATGTTGAACCTGTTGATGGATTTAAACCAACAGTACTTCCGTCAACATTGGCAATTGTTGTAATTGACCAAGATGGACCCGCATCATAACCAGATAAACCCAATACTCTTGTTACAAACAATTGGTTAGATTGTTGAAGATATGATTTTGCGATGTATGCCAACTCATATTTTGGAATTTGAGTGTTAACGAATTTTTCAGGAATCGTTCCGCCAAAGTATGATTCAAAATCATCATAGTTTGTGATAAAAATTGGTTCGAAAGCCGGACCTGTTAATGTCTCCCCAACAAGACCAAGAGTGGTTACCCCCACACTTTGAGCTACGAAGCTAAGGTCTCTCTCTGATGTATAAACACCAGGAGATACGAATACTTTATTTGATACTGCCATTTTGTTTTAGTTATTCAGTTTTATTTATTTTATAGATAAATATTCACAGAATTAAGAAAAACTTTACTTTATCATATCTATTTATAATATGGGCAGATTATTTTCTGCCTTTATTCTGCCTATGGAAAAGAAAATAAAGAATTTGAAGATATCAGTAGAGTCACACGATATTTTAAAGAAATACTGTGATAGTCATGGTATTAAGATGTATAGGTTTTTGGAAAATTTGATTAAAGAAAAATGTCAAATTAAAAAAGACATTTATGGTGAATCATGAATGGGGGTTCCCATTTGGATTTGGTGGTGGTGGAACATCACTATTTACACCAAACAATTTAATTGCGTAATTGAATGTCGAAGGTAATGTGGCGTTGGGTCGACTTGTCACCTCAAGTCTTAAAGTATCGTTGGTGTTGACTTGTATTAACGAAACATCACTACCGTAATAATCAAAAGTTGATTGTCCTTGTGGTCTTATGTAGACATCAAAACTTGTTACATTTATTTTTGTTAATAAATTAAAATCACCGGTATAATCAACCATTAAATCAGTTTGTGTTGAACCACTCGGTACGGAAACACCCAAATTATATTCATCAATATTTTCAGGATATTTTTTTCTTCTTGGTCTTGATGTTTGTGCTGACACCTCAAAAGTATTAAACACACGAGAAACCGCAGGGGCAACTTCAAACTCATCTTCATCCAATAAAAACCCTAACATTGTGAATTCATAGTTCTGAATATAAAATCTTCTTTTTTGTACTTCAACAACTGACTCATCTGAAATACTCCCCATAATAATTGGAATGTAATGACCATTGATTTGTCTGTAGGCTTGTCTTGATGCAAAAGTTTGAATTACATTTTTGTTAAACTCATTTAACTCTCTCATTCTATTACAAACAATTTTAACATTGTAGGTAATATCAACAGGAACTGGTTGTGGAATTTTATAGATATCCAAACCTTTGATGTTTCCATTCCAAGATGGAACGGCTGCGTAAAAATATTCCTTTCTATTCGGAATGTTGTAAATAATGGCGGGATTGCTTCCGTATTTAACTTCAGGTTGACGAACAACAGTAATAAACGGCAGTGTTGGGTTACCATTCAAATCTTGAATGTCCCAAGTTTCTGTAAATTGAGCCCAGTTTTGTGTGGTAATAATTAAATCAATCATTGGTATTATACTACCAGCAACCGTTGTTTGTAAATCTTCTTTAACAAAATCTAAAAATCCCCTATCTAACTCGGGGTGCATTAATGACTTTGGCAAATAAGTTCCATCATACTTAATATCTTCAAGCAATTGTTCTCTACGAGCCAAAAGAATTTTTTCGGGCTTAAGATTGATTGTCGGAATAATTTCCTTTCGTTTTCTTGGTAATCCCATTATATACCCCTAAATTCGTTTTCACTTACAGGTGTTGCAGTATATGAATAATAAAATCCTTTATACCCACCATAAGTGTGTTTATTGTCATAATCAGGAATACCCGCATCAATTACTGAATAGTATCTAACCTCTGATTCAGTTATCCAATATCCAAGATAATCACCAAGTTGTATTTGAACTTGTAAATCGGCAAGTTCCTGTTTATAAACGGCAAATTTTAATAAACCAGGTTCGTTTTGAATGATTTTACTATTTCCCAAAAATTGTTCTGCAGCCTCTTCAATTCTAACATATGCGTTAATTGATACTGGTGCCAAAAATTGTATTCCGTCTTGTTGTACTTCACCATAAACATCATCTTGTACAGTTTTGGTTCTGTCAACTCTATAAAGTACAATAGTAAAATTCATATCCCCACCAAGCCATTCACGACCCATAGAAATGTCTAATGAGAAATCTTCCCCACCAAAAAATTTACCTAATCTTGTAATTGGAACGAGTTGTTGTGCCATACTTGATAAATATACTGAAATTGATTATCTTTTGTTAGATTGGAAAATACTGAAAACACATATAATGTCTCTGTGTTAGAAAGAAAAGCTCTTGATTTGTTAGAGAGGTATCAGGGTGCCAATAATTACATCATACGTTTAAGACAAAAACAAATTGATAATAAAAAGTTTTATCCAACCCGAGCTCAAGCAGAATACATTATAAATTATCACGAAACGGCACCAAAAGTTGCTAAAAAGTGGGTTGAACTTGATTCATACTTTGCACAAAAAATTGCCAATGATAAATTACTTTCATCTGTTCCAACCAAAGTATATGTTGAAAAACTTTTGGTTGAGAAAGATACCGCCTATCATATTTGGGGAAAATACTTTGAATCAGAACAAGTGTATGACTTTTGGATTCCAAAGGTTGCTTTGATAAAAGACAACAAAGTTAAAGATGTGGTAATTGATTATGAAAAGTATTCTCACCGTCCACCACTTGAACATCAAAAAGAAGCCATAAAATCGTTGGTTGAAAATAAAAAGTTTATTCTTGCCGATGACATGGGTTTGGGTAAAACA